GCGTCTGTTGCAAAAGGGATGTACATTGGTGGGGATCTAGTTGTTTCCGGGAAACCCATGACACCAAGCTCTGGAGACATATTTAAGACAACGCAATTTAATGCAACTAATGCCGCCACTTTACAAAATGTGAATGGGCTTATTTTCAATACGGATGTATGGGGCTTTGACACATGGCTCTCTGCAAGACTTGTACTCTCAACAGGTACACTTGCTGCCCACTATCACATTCGCGGTGTAAACAAATCATCTTCTTTTGAAATAGTAACAACGTATGTTGGAGATGATTTAGGTATCGATTTTGCAATAACCAACCTTGGACAAATACAATACACAACTCCAAATTACACAGGGTTCGTGAGTATTCAATTTAAATTTAGGGCATTGTCTGTGTAATGTGTGTATACAAATTACAATGCACATGTATCTGCAGAAAAGAAGTTCAGACAACTTTGACAGAGCAAACTTGGTCTTATTATTTGTTCTATAGACACAAATAAGAAAACTGATCAAATGCAACAAACTTTTTCTTGTAAATGTTTGTATGTATATCCATTGTATGCCTTGCCTGTAGCCAATGCTTTAGACAAAGACTTATTTCCAACATTAAGAGTAGTTTGACAGTCATGTATAGATCTAAACTCATTTATTAACACACCAGATTGATCAAATTGTCCAATTCCATTTTTGTACAATACAATACGTTCTTTGCCAAGTTTAGCTAAAAATGCTTTTTGCAAGTCCTCACTTATCGTATCGTACAATACGTAGTAATTTTGATTGACAGCCTTTCTTTGCTTCACAAAGTAATCCAAATAAGCAACGCTGCCAAATTTATTTTGTATACTTGCTGTTTTTCTGTCCAGGTATACGTTTAGGATCTCTGTTTTTTCATTGTTTAGCTTTGCAATGTAACCCACATTTTGTTTTTTTTGGAGATGTTTTGTTGGATGTACATCTACGACAACGTTTGGATTATTGTCTCTGTCTACAAAAACCCATCTAAAGTTCTTGTAAATAGTGTTTTCTTTGATAGCTTTTGCAATACTAGAACGTGGTACATTTGTTGTTTTGCACACCTCGCTTATATTCTCGTACACACGTACAAGAGCAAATGTTTCTGGATTCAATTGTTGTACATATGGACCAATCGTTTGTAGTGGTTCTCCGAAATTATTTGTTGTCCTGGGTGGTTGCATAGCTTGTGTAATACACGTCACAATTTCGTCTTTCAATTGTGCAAAACACGTGACAATTTCGTTTTTCAGAACATTGACCAGAGCAGAAGTATTTCGATTATCCAAGTTCGTTTGAATTGTATACCCCTTTTCCTTTTCAAGTTCAAGCGCCCTCACCTGAAGTCTTAGTCGTTCAATCTCCATGTAAGCTTTGTTCAATTCCAATTGATCATCATTGTAAGCTGCAATGTTCTTATCGACCAATTCAAGTATACTCAAGTAACTCGATTCCTTTCCCACTAAAAACAACTCTGTCTCATTTTCGTGACCTTGCAATTCTTTGTACCTAAACGCCCTTAACCTTGAATGAAGAAACGTCTCAAAATCCTTGCATCGTTTTACTGGAAAGCAATCCAATATCAAACATTCTGGGTACTTTGATTTATGTTCATTGTATCTTGCATCTATTCCTCGTCTCGACTCACCAATTTTAATAATATACGCACCATCAAGTGTTTTCACTTTAATAATGTACACAATATTACAATCGTGGCTGTATTCTTGTAAAATGAGGTTGTGCTTGTGCTTTGCACTCTCTTCTATGACTTCCGCAAGTTGCTGGTCCTTCACAACGAGTTGCTGGTCCTTAACTTCCAATAGCATACATTGCTCACTTAACTCTTCTTTTAAAGTTTCAAAAAATACCTTTTCCATCTGTAAAAAGTACTTTCGTATTTCCTTACTTTTGTCCGTACCTGACAGCATACACAATTCTTTAAACGTATCAACAGTAAGCAACACTGTTTCTTTGTTAAACCCGCCTTCATTTTTGCGCCTTGCCGGGGTGGAAAGCGCGACTTTATAATCTGCATCATTTTTAAAATGTTTCATAATTGCCCTTTTACAATGACCTTTTTGACTAAACCCTAACCATTCCCATACGTTATCCATATCAATCACAAAGTCTTTTTCCGGATCATAGTTCAAATAGCAATAAAAACTTGAAACGAATAGCCGTTGCTCGTCAGCTTTAAAGTATTGTTGTACCCTTTGTACAAAACGATTCTGTGACTGTCCATTTAGATGTTTCAGTGGATTGCGCTTTACTAGCTCAACCAAGTCCATTTATCATCATATGTACACTTGTTTTTAAATTAAATCGCAAATCTTCAATTACATATTGATGTGCATGCAACGTGCAAATAGGTTTGCGCTTCGCACCAGGTGGAGCGCGGGGACAGTGTACACGGTTCATCGCATAAAAAAATTGCATTTTCCGTGTCATTTTATGGTCTTTTTATGGTCTTTTTATGGTCTTTTTACTTGTGTAATCGTAACAAATAAAAAAACGTATATAAAATGTATGCTAGACCACCTATCCTAATTACTGTATGCAAGTCCGCCCATGCCTGACATCACTCTGAGGACGTTGTAGTTGACTGCATAAACACGCAATTGGCATCCAGAGGAAGTGACACCAGACCACAAGGTCAACAGCAAAGTGGCATTGTCAATGCGGGACATGTTGACCGTGCCGCTAGGCTGATGCTGTTCGGGGTTCAGTGCAAAGGAATACACATAGATACCAGTGGAGGGAATTCTGGTGTGGTGTTGGTAGGGTTGCACCAAGTTGAAGTAGTCACCATCACGGATGCTGAATCTATCGTGACCGTTCAGTTGGAGCTTGGCATCAACAACAGACTGAGTGACAGTCAAGTTGGGGTAGCTGCCAGCGCTGTTCACACCATACACAGAGGTATACTTGGATGAAATGTTGGCATTGGGTTGAGCGACCCAAATGAGTTCCTTGCAAGGATGGTTGAGGGCGAGCTTGCTCTTGACAGATTGGTTGGTGAAGCTTTCAGCACCAGTGTATTGAAGTTGCTCAATAAGGTATTCGTGTTGAACCTGAGCGAATTGTCTGCGCTCATCCGTATCAAGGTAGATGTAATCAACATACAAGCTGGCATAACCCAAGCTAGGAACAGAGGAGGGAGCAGTGCCAACAACCAAGCTATCAAAACTAGCAAAAGTAATGTTGAACTTGACTTCGTGATATTGCAGGGCAATAAGAGGAAGAGCAAGACCAGGATTTCTGCAGAACCAGAATTGAAGAGGAATGTACAAAGTGGTTTCAGGTTTGGCAGAAGCGTCATAGGCAGTAAGAGCATCAGTGTTACCAATCATAATGCTATAACCATCCTGCTTTTCAGCTGTTTGAGTAAGTTCGTTCCAAATGTTTCGTTCCTGTCATTTTGCCATTTAGGCAGACAGAGTTGGCGCAGAGGCCAACCTACCCCACCTTTCGGTGTATTTATCTAAAATACTGTTTATTAGATTTGTAAAAGTCATATACATCAATATGGTCCAGTTGATTTTCTTTTGCAAACTTATATGTTCCTTTGCTTAACCGGTGAAGTGAGGCCTCACCGGTGACCGGAATAATAGTCTACTATTATTTTATTAGACTTTGTCTTATTTTCGTGAGGACCAATTGCTGTTTTTAAATCAATTTCAGTATTTTAAGGGACTAGACTATATCTTAAGCAAAGAAGCAAACACTTGCATTCTTTACCCACTTCCATGTAGTCGTTGAACCTTTTCCCGCAATGGCAGTGGTACAAGCCACATTTTTTACCATTGGTAGGGAACTTGGCTGCGGATTGCCCAATCCCTATCATTTTTACCATTGGCGAAGCCCAACTCCTCCGAGTCGAGCATCGGCGACAAAAGTCGCGTACGGCTATTAACCGTGGTCTTCTTACATATTTCTACATAAGAATGGTAGATAGGGCTCTAAGGGGTTTCCCGCAATTTGAAAGTGTCGCAAGTCACAACCTGTGACTCACTAGCAACTGTATTATCAACCGATGGATAAAACAAAGGTGGTGTTGCATCGGTTAAGGAATACTAACTGTTTTCCATCAAACTATCCTTATCGTTTGATGCAGGTTGCTTTTCAGGCCTCACATTTAAGCCAATCACCATAGTGTTTGTCAATTTGTTGACCACCGATTTCGATGTACACTTCTTGAATCAACATATGGCCCACATTTTCGACCCAAGCGCAAGTGCTTGAGCCATTGTCCAAAGCAGGGAGTTTGACCTGGAGATAGGTCTTGTGGATCAAGTCACCATTTCTGGAGACCGTGCATGAAACTTTACGCTTTCTGAGCAAGTTTGCCCAGGTTGACTATGTCAACGTACCCCACCTTTCGGTGTATTTACTTAGGGAATAGACTATATCTTAAGCAAAGAAGCGAACACTTCGCATTCTTCACCCATCACCGTTTAGTCGTTGAACCTTTTCCCGCAACGCTATTAAACGTTGGTAGGGAACTTGGCTGCGGATTGTCCAATTCTAAGCATTTTTACCATTGGCGAAGCCCAACTCTCACGAGCAAGTGAATCGGCAACCAAAGTCGCGTACGGCCATTAACCGTGGTCTTCCTAAATGTTTCCAAATAGGAATGGTAGCTTAGACTCTAAGGAGATCCCCGCAATTTGATGATGTCGCAATTAAGAAGTCGTTTACAAGCATCGTATGTCTTGCTTAGCTTAGCTTAGCTTCTTCATACTTACATTGCTTGCATCGTGGGTTGTATGATGAACCTTTTTATTAAACCCAAGCCATTTGTTTGTTTGTATTTTGTGCACTCTCTACTCATTTACTCATTTACTCACACATAAAACAATGCTTTTAAATCAACTCTTAATCACTAGCAACTGTATTATAAACCGATGGATAAAACAAGGGTGGTGCTGAACATCGGTTAAGGAATACTAACTGTTTTCCATCAAACTATCCTTATCGTTTGATGCAGGTTGCTTTTCACGGCATTAAAGTTTACCGAAATCTACCGTTCCGTTGAAGGTTTGTTCAATGGATTCGATAGAAAAGTTGGTGTGTCTACGATAGACAACTTTGAAGAAAGTAATTTGAGGATTACCTGTACTTTTCCTCTACCTTATCTTTCGACAAGGATTAGACTATATCTTATGAAGAATCTAGAACAAATTCTCCCGAAAACCATTTAGTCGTTGAACCTTCTTCTTTAAAACAACTTAAATTCCTTTTGGCAATAGATGCATCAACTGATTCATTTCTTACAACCGGAAACAAATTAGACCAATTCCAATAGCGATACTTTTCAGATTCGACGGCCAAATCAAACTCCGAAACAACGTGACCAATGTCCCAAAACGTACCGTAATTGTCCCAATTCATTTCCGCTGTAAAATTGAACTGCAAATATTCCCTTAAATAATGAATGTTACATCCAATGTAATCCAATGTGTTTGTTTGTGTGCTAATTGATCGTCTTATCTTGGCAGCCAACGATTTTTTCAACCTGTAATGAACATTCTTTTTTCGTTGTCCTGACAATTTGCCTAAATAGCACGCTCTGCAAACTGTCCTTTTATACAACTGAATACAGTCAGCTGAACTTGCCTTGCATACACAACATACACCAATGGATACCATTTTCCCTTTTCGTATACAGGAATTTAAATCTTTTAAAGAAACTTGGCTGCTGATTGCCCATTGTTACATCTCATTCATTGTTACCAAAGGCCGCCTTAGCAGACGTCCCTGTGACAAATACCACTACCCAAGTTGTGTCTTGGCCAGATTTACATCACTGTAAATCCTTGGTAGAATGAGCTTTAGGGGTTCCCAGCAATTTGATTTTCTCACCAGGGTTTTCCCTGATTAACGTCTGTGGTGCTCGTGTAAGCGTCCACTAAGGGCTTTATGAACATCTTATTTTTTCGATGCTCCCCGACATTTTTCTACCCTACAGGCTTTTAAGGTAAATATCTTGCGAATCGACCCCATAATATTTCTACTATGGACAGAGTACACCTTAGGAATCTTCAAGTTTGGCTAGAACTATCACTAAATCCCGATTGCCGTCTACTCGTTGAACCTTTATCTTACATCTGCCTTTAACGATATAAGACACTTGGCTGCGGATTGTCCAATCTTTAACGTTTTTACCATGCCACCGGTCATTACCCTGTGGTATTGTCAAGTATTACTACTGAACAAGTGGTAGTTAAAGCTCTAAGGAGGTTCCCGCAATTTGACAATCTTGCAAAAAGGGTCTAGGCCCCTTTCACTAGCGAGTTATATAAATTGAATCAGATTCAATTCGTATATTTACACTGTTTACCTAGTATGGTGATATACGAACCATACTAGCAGCTCACTGTTGGCACCCAAGATATATTTTCTAAGCGCCATCGGTTTGTCCAATATCTTTCAACATTGGCCGGACTATATCTTAAGCAATTTGTCTAACAAATTACCCATCTCCATTTAGTCTCTGAACGTTCTCCTTTAATTGTTCTCTTATTAAAGTACCTTTACACTTGGGGTTAGTCCGATCAACCAGATTTGTATAGAGATAACTTTATGAAGTCAATTCTAAGGAGCTTCGCTGCGGATCGTCCAATCCTTCACATTGTTACCATTGGGGACGGCTATTAACCGTGTTCTTCCTATATGTTTCCAAATAGGAATGGTAGTTTAGGCTCTAAGGAGTTTCCCGCAATTTGAAGATGTCGCAAAAAGGTCCATTGGTCCTTTTCACTAGCCAGTTATATGATGTGGAAAGAGTACAACCACACCCGTATTTTATACTATTTTCCTTGAAGAGTGAATACGGAACTCCCAAGTAGCTGACTATTGTGCCCTATAGCGCATATAAGGCCACGAGTTGCATAAGTCCACCACCCATTTTTGTTTTTGTTTTATAATATTACAAAAAGAAAAAAAAATTCTGAATTAAACTTGAACTTTGCTATTATACCCAATGGCAATGAGCTTGAGTTTTTCCTCTTTTGTTAGGTCAAACTTCAATGGCATCACGTTTGTGTGGATGTCTATAACGCACCGCGCATATTCAGCTCTATTGTGAGCTCTATGCCTTGTTTCTATGACGCACCTAACAATTCTGTACAAGTAATCAGTAATTCCAGAAACTTCTAGATGTTCCGTACTGTCAGCTAATCTTATTCCAAGCGTACACTCTGGATCGCACAAGTGTATAGGGAAACTATCAATAAGCCCTCCATCTACGTACATGTCACCTTTATATCGTTTTGCAGTGAATACTAATGGGATTCCAAAAGACATTCTAATCGCATTAAGTACCTTTAAATTAGGTGTAGTTATGTAGTCAAATGCCACAAGTGCGTGTGTTCTTATATTTGCAGCATAACATGTAAACTTTTTCCCGGTCTTTTTATACAATTGCCTAAAGGTAATGTCTTTGGAATAACCAACAGATTCCACTAAGGATTCTAGAAACGCTGTTATACCATTACCCGTGTCCAATCCATAATTTTTTAGAATACCTTGTATTTGAATGTCTCCTAGAGTAATCATGTCACAGTCTATCGCAATAGATTCCATTTGCTCAGGCGTGTACCCTAAAACAAACAATAACGCTACAATCGCCCCTGCCGAAACCCCAGACACACTCGTGACGTTTCCTAAGAGACCCTGTTCAGAAAGAGTTTTCAGTACACCTATAAACGCTATTCCCTTTACTCCTCCACCAGAAAACAAGATATGTGTAAAGGACATTTAGAACGTTCCCCTAAAAAAATTAACTGGTTTGACCAAACATCAATAAGGATTAGCTTTGTCCGAAACATTACACAAGAATCTCATGGCTACGCATAAAAATACAATGCACGTAGCATAATAGATCAAGAGTCCAAAGCGCAACGTTCTCCAAAAGTTCTTTTTACCGTCTGTGCTATTCAAATAGTTAGGCGATACCAAATTAAGTGGTAAAAATACACACAACGAAAAGAAACTGCACGAAGCTGGATTCATCAAAGGCATAATAAATGGTCCAAAGTTCGGCCCTCCAAGAAAACAAAACATACTAATTCCCTTTAGAATCACCTGGATCATCTTATATTATAATGATAATTTTATTACTAGTTAATTGTGTAACTCACGCAAACAACTCCCACAACTCTCTGTTACGTTCATCACCACAACTAATCGTCCTTTCCGTAAAAAAATCATCACATGCATACACACTCAAATCAAAATTCGACTCCGGTAATTCGGGATGAACATTTCTGATATAACCTAATACAGTATCGAGCTCAACCCTTGCAAAATCACACTTTTCCAAGTACATTACGAATCGCCGTATAAGCTGTGTACAGTCCAGTACATACCTACCTGATTCCACAAGGGAGCAATTTACAAATTTGGTCCTATTCTTAAGAAGACGCTCAGCATTTGTCAAAAAGTAATCCATTTGATGTTTTAGATCCGCCTGATGAGTATAGACAAAGCACACCTTGTGCACCTGACTGCTAGTCTCACTATGAGTATATGTATACTCCACGACCTTGAGTCCGTTTATATTGTATTCGCAGTCCCTTACCAAGCCAACTTGCTGCACATTCCACTTGGCAATGTACATTACAATAACTCTCAGCACATTGTACACCAAGTACATACCGTACTCATACACCTTTTTTGCCAAGTAAAAAAACATTGCTACTTTAAATACTCCTGAATTACAGTCTTTAAATTCAATTTTGTATCAATGTGAGCTAAATTTAAATACACAATTGCATTTAAATTTAATCAACCTCTATATACATGGATCTCATCTTCAATAAGGGGGATATTGAAGTCTGCGAAAACAGAAATGAACAACATCAGCAATTTATCAAACGTGGAGACTTTGTGAGGATAATTCGTCACAAAAAGAGTGTGTACAATTACTACGTCAATTACATAGCAGAAATCAAAGACTATCGTGCTAATCAAAAGTGTGCATTGGTCTTTTTAGAAGCCACCCCTGAACCTAGGTTTCTACTTCTCCCAAAAGAACACTTTGTAAAAATAAACCGGGGCCCTGTTTGACTTTATACAAAATTGTCGTATGCAATCGTTTGCTTAGTTGAAAAGAGTCTATACAGTCCCTTGTTGAATTCCTTCACCAACTGCAGTTTTTCTTCTTTTGTGATTTCCGTTGGAATGACAAGAGGCGTCCTATTTATGCTGTAGTAACACAGTCTAATGGATGGATTTCTATTCAAGAGCACAGCACATACATTTCTTTGAAAGTTTTTAATGTTTCCATTGCCAATGTACACAAACCACGTCATATGACTTTTTTTAAGTTTTAGTTCATTGTACATTTTATTAAATGTATACAATCCATTTTTAACAACATCTTCGTTTTTTCCAACGCCTTTGTGAAAACGTTTGAATTCGACAAGTGAGTACTCGGAAATATGTGTAATAGAGATGTGTGTGCGTAAACAATGTTCTATTATCTCTGTATCGTACGTCTGTGGAAGATCAATACAATAGTATACTGATAACGGCAGCATTTCCTTACAAAATCACAGCCCTTTTTTTTTCTGTATCAAACACACCGTTCCAATATTTAATACATGGACAAAAGCGCCACAACTACCGGCATCAAGAATGCTCGTCCAGCTAGGGGACTATCAATTACTAATTTCAAGTTGTCTTCTCATAGATCCCATAGGTGTTTCGTAGCTAGATTGTGACCACGGACCAACAGTTTGTTTAGGAATGGGTGGGGCGGATCTAAGATCATGATAAGGGATTTTGTTGGATTGTACTACAGTATTGACACCCACGTGATAGCCGCTGATGAGGAAGTTTTGTTCCTTAAGCAACTTCGATACAGGATTCTCCTTGGCAAAAGTACTTGCATCATCGTACTTGGGCAATAGGTCTTCGGTTTTTAGTTGAGGCTTTCCTTGGACAATTTCCTGGATATGAGAGTCATCAGTAACAGGGGCGGCTGTTTGTACGTCAGCAGGAGGTTGTACAATAGGTGCGGAAGTCACTACGGGGGATGGAGAAAGGTCTTGGTCAAGTCTAATTGGAACGTCAGAAACAGGAGTGTAAGATTCCTCCTTTTTAGTATATTGAATAAACAGGTAAATGCCCGCTACGATAAGTAGGATTTTAAGCAAATCGTTTTCTTGGATTTCCTTGAAGAGGTCTGCCATTTTATAATTGTACATAATAAAAAAGAATTGCAGGTTATTTAAAGATAAACTTCCCGGTACCTTAATAAGAACTGTAAGTATGTCTACAGAAATGTCCACTTCAGATGACACTAGTTCCTTTACAGAGTCAACTGCAGAATTGGTGAATATCGAGGATGTGATAGATATTTATGATTACTTTAAGGAAACATTCACATACTGTCCAGAATTCTTGGGCAAACTCTATTCTACTGATCTTACAAACTTTCTAGAGGACGTTGTTTCAAATTGTGTAACTCAACCACCGGTCAATATTGATAAATTTATAAATCAATTCAGCAACGAGCTTGAATTAAGTTACACCTGTGTAAATGGGTATCTTAAAAAAGTGTGTAACACAAATGTTACACCTGGAGAATGGGCAGCATTTTGTAAAGAATATACCATCCATTTGAAGTACACTTAATGTCCATTTATTGCCATCAAAAACGTGTCTGCTAGATCATCTTTTTTACTATGCGACAAAAAGTACCCAAGCCACTTGTCGCATTGTTCTTTTGACAATTCATTTTGAAGAATCCATTTTGTGTATTCCACTCCAAGGTACTTCCTTTTTGCATATGTGCTTTTCAAATTACATATTACACCAGGACCTTTATAAGCCTTTAGTTTTTGAGATGCCCTTACAAAACGTACAGGTATCTTCCGGTCAACTGTCGCATACAGTTCTACTAGCTTTCCATAAATAAGATGGCTTGTGAACATCATTTTGTTGTTCATTCTTGGTTGAAGTTCTATGAGCACTTTTGTTACTCTACTTGTAATTGGTTGGTGTTTGTTAAAGAAATGTGTTATAGCGTCTAATACAACCTTTGCAATGTCTTGAAGTAAATATTCCTTGACTTTCTTAAGGCGTATTGGTGACGCAATAGCCCCTTTTGGCAAGTGACGTTTACATGAATACACGGTGGTACCGTTATTTTTGTAAGTATATCCACATCGCTTTCCACACACAGTTCCGTCAAGATTTGTATTGGTGCAAGTATTCTCTGCTGTGTCATCAAGTGTATTCGTGGTTTCCCAAAGCAGGATTTCCTTTTGGTTTGTCATGATACACAAGGCCAAGTTCTTAAGACCCACGTCAATGCACAAGACAGCCATCAATATGTAAAGTATATATAAATTAAATTCCGTAAGTAACCACGTCATATTTGTTTTATTAAGCACATGTAAATGCATGTAAATGACTTTGAAAAGTTGTCCTTGCGCAAATTTAAAATCAAGAACATTTTACCAGATGCAACAATTTTGATTCTAGGAAGAAGAAGATCAGGGAAATCGTTTTTAACACGCGACATATTTTTTCATCATCGCCATATTCCCTCTGGTGTGGTCTTTTCCGGCACTGAAGAAGCATCTCCCTTTTTCGGAGACTTTATCCCTGATTGTTTCATTCACCCTGAATATGATCCCGAGTTGATTGAGAGTATCATGACAAAGCAAAAAAGAAAGATCCGTGAGGCCAAAATCAGTGGCAAGTCTGAAAACGGCAAACTAAACAGCAATAACTTATTCATTGTGCTTGATGATATGCTTCACGACGCCCAAAACTGGAAAAAAGAAAAGACCATTAAAAGCATATTCTTTAACGGCAGACATTACAACATCTTGTTTATATTGACAATGCAATATCCTCTGGGTATTACTCCTGAACTTCGAAGTAATATTGACTATGTGTTTATATTTAATGAGCCTAGTATCAAAAACCGCAAAAAAATCTATGATGACTATGCCGGAATGATTCCATCATTTGACCACTTTTGCAATATTCTTGATAGCTGCACACAAAATCACGAATGCCTTGTTATTAAAACCAGCAGCAATAGCACAGACCTAAAGGATCAAATCTTTTGGTACAAAGCAGAACCTCATGAGAATTTCCGTGTAGGGCATAGTATATTTTGGAAATACCACAAGACAAATTACAATGAACATTACGAAGAAGACAATGATCAAGATGTACAAGAAGTCGAAAAACTTAAAAGAAAATTTGCCAAAACCAAAAAGCTCAAGGTGATTGTATCACGTCAAGGTGATATTGTAGGATACAAAATGTAATTTCTATTTACCTCATTTTTTTTACATGGTAATAACAAAATGGGACAAGCAGCCGGACCTCCTGGTCCACCTGGACCTACTGGAAAAGGTATCAAAGGCGATCCTGGACCTCCTGGTACAGACGGATCTCCTGGTAAGGACGGTAATGTAAATATTGATACGACAAATGTAAACGACATCGTTTTTCGTCTTGCTCAACCTACCTCTACTCTTCCACAAAGCCTTACTAAGACAATGACA